AGCGGCCTGCTTTTCCACTTGCCGAAGATCTGTGCGTAATGCACCAAGATCCGTGGTTCTTGCTGCGAGAAGTCAATTGCAGCCCACTGCTCATCTTCCTCTGGCAGGAACAGACTGCGGATCATAGGCCCCAGTTCGGGATCACGAGCCGGGATCTGTTGCAGATTGGGGTTCGACATAGACAGGCGACCGCTGACGGTGCCCCCATCATCACTACGCAACTGGTTGATGTGCCCGTGGATGCGGCCCTCTTTTGACACGTACCGCATGATCGACGACACAAACGTGCCCTGAACCTTGTTGAGGTTGCGGGCCTCGACGACCATCTTTGCAAACTCGTGGGGGTTGTCACTCAAGAACGACTTGGTGAACGAAGGCTGCCCGGTCGCTGTGCGTGGGTATTTGATATTCAGCTTGTCGAACGCTTTCGCAAGTGACGATGCGGCCCAGATCTCAACATTGCCACCGGCCTGCGCTTCGATCTTCTTGAGCACCGCTTTCTCGCGCTTGATCAGCGCCTGCTTTGTCCGCTCGCAGCGATCCATGTCCACCCGGATACCCCGGAAGGTCATGTCGATCAAGCAAGGCGTGAGCCGCGTTTCGAGATTCCAGACCGTGTTGAGGTCTTGCTTGGCAATCTCTAGCTTAAAAAACTTATACAAATCAAAGGCTAACCGCGCGTCCATCTCGGCATAGGGCCCGACAAACTGACTAGGCAGCTTCCAGAGCTCGGCTTTTGGATCGACACCAAAGTCGACTGCCGCTTGGGTCAGGAGCTTCTCTGACTTGGCTTCGCCCAGATAATCGTAGGACAGGGCGTTGAGACTGTAGCTGTAGCGGTTCTCGTCCAACAGCGCCGCCATGATCATCGTGTCGATGATTGGGCCGTTGACCGGGATGCCTAAAGCTTTCAGCCAGCCCAAGTCGTATGGGGCGTTGTGCATGATCTTCGGGCAGCCTGTGGATAACTGCTTCTTTAACCAGCGCAGCACCACGTTCTTGTCGAGGTTGCCGCCACCAAGGTGCGCGATCGGGTAGTAGGCTTCCCAACCTTCGGTTGCGACTGCGATACCGACGACGTCACCGTCTTTGCGAGGCCACCCGGGGCCGTACTCTTTGAGGTGTGGATCGCGTGTCTCGAGGTCGATCGCGATCTCTTTTGCGTCGGTTATGTCTTTGAGCTCAAACGGTGCAGTCCATTCCGCGTTTGGTGTAAACAGCGGAAACTGCAGCCTAGTTTCTTTCTGCACAGTCTTTCCTTTTAAAGTCATACAAAAAACAATACTTCGGTTGAAGAACAATTTTTTCTAAACCACCTTCGGCTAATTTTGCTCTCAGTGCTTTCACAAAAGGTTTAAAATCACCCTTGTATTTTGTTCTCAAAGCACGCGAATGGTGTATTTTTCCGGTTTCTTTATCTTTGAACCCGTAATCCTTTGCGCTCATACTATGCAACGTGAAGTTAGTTGCGCGATAAACTACTCCTGTGTGACCGTGATTAGGGTCAGCATAAGACACCACTCTTTTCACATGTTTCACGTTTTTTCTGATCCATTGCAGAGATTTCGCAATTACCCGTGACTCTGAGTTTCTCGGGCATTCGTCTAACAAAACTAATCGCCGTAGTTCTAAAACTTCGCACTCTTTTTCCCCAAATTTTTTCCATGCAGTTGTAGACATTTCACCGTAAATAAGGCCCCCGACTAAAGCACCTCGGTGCTTCACAGAAAAACAAAAACTAGACTTCACGCCGTTGATGGATTTTGAATAGTGATGTTGTTCTATGAAATTTTTTATTTCTTGTCGTTCACAAAGCGCAACAACCAAATCCTTAACTAACATCGTCGTTCCTTGGGTCATCACCCTTCGCGAAGCGCAAGTACCAGATAGCTTTGTTTAGATCCTCTTCTGCATCGAACTTCTTGCCTGCACGCCAGTTGTATTTGAACGCAGCGAGGCGGCAATAAGTAGCGACAGCATCTTGCCCGAAGGCCGCGACCATCGCGTCTATGCACTCGATCTCGGAATCAGCGTAATGAGGCGGCGAGTTCACCATATCCGGTAATATGCCTGCTGACCCGTCTGGAATGTCTTTGTAATAGACCCTTTCCTTCCGGTCGCCAACACTGACCTCAAAGTAATCGCTCATAACGTGTAGCTCCGATAAAAGTTTTCTGGCAAGACAGTGAACAGGTTCTGCTTTGTGCGAGTAACCGCAACGTAGAACACGCGGTGCATGCTGTCTGGATCTGAATCCATAGACCGCTCTGCAGCGACCGTCAAATCCGTAAACAGCACCACGTTGTCTGCTTCACCACCTTTTGCGCCGTGGATTGTTGATAGTTTGATACGTGGAGGTGCTGTGAGGTCTTCGCCTCGGCGTACCAGTGCGTTAACGTACGCGACGTCAACACCCGGTACTTTATCCAGCGCCTCGTTCCACGACATATCGAGCGTTGCCAACAAACCGTTGGTGTCCCGCAACTCCTCGAACGTGAACGTATCGTCTTCTTCCCCAAGAATCTTTTTGTGACCGCGTGCAACACGCACGCCGTTACCTGTCATGTAACTGTACAGCACCTTTGCCAGATCGTATGTGATCGGGTTACCGCGCTGCAATGTCCGCCATGCCTCAAGCGCCTCGCGAACTTTGAGCCGTAAGCTTTGTCGCCCCTGTATCTCAAAGAAATAGCCTTGGCTTTTGAGATGATCGCGCACCGGGTTTAAAAAGTACGCCGCCTGCGACAAGAAGAGCCAAGAGCCGTGATCCATGTCCAGTTCTGCAAAGGTCGAGATGTTTTGTATGCGACCCTCTTCTGTCTTGGGCAGATACGACTTCGGGAACCGGTTACGGATGCGCCGTGAGATACGGTCAGCCACCTCATGCACAAGGCGTGGGATGCGGAAGCTTTGCTCGAGCACCTCGCTGCCGCCGGGCAGGTTGATGAAATGCTCCACGTCGGCCCCAGACCACTTGTAGATCGCTTGGTCGTCGTCGCCTGCACAGTACATTCGCTCAGACTTTGCATCGATGGCGTGGGCAATGTCCCACTGCAGCGGGCTTAGATCCTGCGCTTCGTCCAACATGGATAGCTTGAACGACGGGCACGTCTCATGGGCAGATTGTGCAAAGAGCTCAAGCATGTCTGTGTAGTCGTAGACCCCAAACTCTTTCTTGTACTGGGCCAAGGCCCGTGCTGCGTAATCCACTTCAAGCCACGTGTACTCAAGATCGCTTGCGTTGTATTCGGTTTGTAGCTCTGACTTCTTGAGCCGAGACAGGGTGACCAACCGTAAGATCGGTGACTCTTTACGCAGGCTGTTGCTTAGATCCTCTTCGACCTCGTACATGGGGACGTCACCGCTTACCAGTGCGATCCCAATCTTGCGCTCTACTTCACGGTAGTGCTGGGCGGTCATCAACTGCTCAGACTTCAGTCCGGTCAGATGAAACGCCAGACTGTGGATAGTTCGAAAGAAAGGCAGGTCAGTCTTTGGATCGAGGTTGAAACGTGCGGCAGCCCGTTCTTTTGCTTCGGTGGCGGCCTTGCGTGTAAACGCGAAGAACGCGATCTGCGTGGGCGGTACACCGTCAGCCAATGCTTTGTCGACCAGATTGAGCAACGTGGTTGTCTTGCCGGTGCCCGGCGGGCCGAAGATTCGCTGCATTAGCTAACCCGCCACAGTCGAACGAGGACTTGATCGTCTGTTGAGTCTTTATGGTTCTTGCGTTGTACGACCTTGTAACCCGCATCGACCATCGCTTTGCGTAAAGCGTTACGTTCTTTGCCGTCTGGCACTTCAATGCTGTCGCCGACTTCCATGTCTCTAACCAGCTTGACCCAGCGTCCCCAGCCCGCTTTGGACGGGATGTCTAGCCCTTTCTCAATCTTCAAAACGGAACCTCTTCATCTGCCGTGAACCGTGGGTCGCGAATGACCGTCTTTGTAACCTTGTGCGCTGGGATCTTCCACAGTCGCACGACCTTGCTTTGAATCCGTAGCTGCGTGGCTTCGCCGTTGATGTCTCGCAGGCGCTGTGCAATCTGATGCGTTTTGAAATGCTTAAAGTTGGCTTTGAGCAGGTGGCCTTCCAGATCTTTGAGCCGGAAGTATGTCTCGTTCTTTTCTTCGTCCGTCCAAGGGCGCTTGAGCAGGATCTGTTCTTTCTCTTCAGCCGCTTGGTGCCCAGTGCAGAACTCTTCCAAGTGCTCGTTGAATATACCGTTGACGCTGACGTCTTCGGACACTTCGATGATCGACCCGTCTGTCTCTTGCATTTCAGTCAGCAGGGCGTTGATGCGTGTCTCCCACATGTCTTTCTTCATGGTGCGTGGGTAGAAGTTAAGCTGCTCGACGCATGCCCGCTGAAACGCCATCTGGTTCAACAGATCGTCTGTGCCCATCTCCAGTGGCTTGCCTTCAACGTCCAAAAACCAGACCGGAGGTACGGAGTTGTACTTGCGTAGGTTGGCGATCTGAACGCCTGACACCACCGCTTCGATACCAAACTTGCGCGTCATGCACAGTTCTTTGTTACAGACCGAGTTGATCGGAGCGTCTTTGCACTTGTATGCGTAGTCTTTGCGCTGTAGCTGTTTGGCGACCGCGTTTACTTCACCCAGCGGCAGAGGCGGGTGTATGAACTGCATGTTGTGCGTCAGGATCTCTGACTCCCACGTATCTGGGAAAGCTTTGCGTAGGTACACGCCGACGTTAAACAGGCCGTTGTTGCGTGCGCCTTCGCCAATCCCGTCTTTACACAGCGTCTGTAGGCACGGCGGGCCGTCCTGAACAGGCAGGCTACTGTCCTGCTCGACGATCAGGGCCAACGCCTGTTCGCGTGTCTGGACGTTTTCAGCAACCAGTTCAAAGAACTCTTCTATGGTTGCAGCACTGCTATCTGGGTTAAACGCGTAGCGCAGGCTGTTCTCATGGTCGAAGTACGGCATGTTCAAAAAGTTGCCGACGTCGCCCCGGTCTAGGTTCAATGCGATCTGTTTTGGGAAGATCTCGCTGCCACCGTACCCCAGACCGACAGAGAGGCGCGTTAAGACCTCTTGCATGTCTTTGGCGGGTATGAAGTCGGTTGTAAACAAAAAGACGTGAGCGCCGCCAGATTTGCTTCTACAGACGACTAGGGGCAGCTTTAGATTCTTGAGCTTGTTGATCAGTGCGGTGTGGTCGAAGTTGTATTCGTCAATGTCGATACAACCCCAGCGGCACATGTTGTCTTCGTTAATCGGGATGATCCCGACAGACTGCGTGCCATCAAGGTGGGCTTGCCACGTTTCTTCAGTCCGCTCTTCACGGACGATCATCGCTTTACCGGTGGCTTTGCCTTTTGCGTTGCGATCTTCGATCTTGAACGTGCCGTATGCCAGCCGTAATCCATCGAATATCGTTGAAAACTTATCTATCATTTATAATTCCAAGGTCCCGGACGGCCCTGCGGTTGAGAACGGCATGCAGGGCCTTGAGACACCGGGTTGCCTATAGCGGTTAGAAGGGGAGATCATCCCCTTCTGGTTGTTGAGCGTCAGCGGTGTGCTTGACCGTTACTTCTCCACCACGAATGGATTCGTAGAACGCTTTTGCACTCCGGTAGACGTTCGCGTCCCCAACCTGACCGTCCAGTTCGATGTTCCACCCATGCCAAGAACCCTTGGAGTTCTCTTCTTTGATGGTGGACATCTTGTACACATGTGAGAAACGCGGCGGCTGAAACGCTTCACCCTTCGCATTGAGCATGGTGCGTGACGCAATCATGCTGTTCCACTTGCGACTCTTCTTGAGTTGCGTGGACTTCATCGGGATCAGCGCAGTGCTGAACGTACCGTCGTCTTCTACGACAACAACATAGTGCTGGTGTGTTTCTTCAAGGTACTCGCCCTCGCCACCAACCACGTAGTCTTTGTTATCGCTCTCGTCACGCTTAGTTTCCGGGCGCTCGTCCTCTATGCCGTAGTTTTGAAGCGGTGCGCCAGAGCCACTGCCCCGTGGTGCCCACATCAAAAACCGACGCTCATAGTGACACGGGATGACTTTGCAGCCTTCCTTGCTCTTGTAGATCGCACCCGTGACCGTGTTGTACACGTCACCCGGCTTTGCGTCGATGACCTCTAGGATCTCGTCATTGCCAGACAGAATCTTTAGAAATGGCAACGCCAGATCGTCTTGATCCATCTGCATGCCAACACCGGCATCCGCTTCGAACATGGTGGCGTCGACTACTGCGACGTCCTTGTTCTTCTCTTCACTTACTTCTTTACTAGCCATTATCAACCTCTCTTGATTTCTGCACGCTGGCCTACCCAGACACCAAAAAGCTCCATATCAATCTCTTTGCCTTCTTCAATGCGGCCCTTAGCCCAACTGCGTAGAGTTGCACTATGTATTTCCGCCTTGCGTTCGGGATCGAGTTGTTGCTTTTGCAGGTCAGCAAACAGCGCAGACGCTTCATTGTCCTGTTCTTTGTTGAACCGGCAGGTGATGGTGTTCTTAATAAGATCACCCTCGTTGCGAGCACGTAGCCATTCAAAGGCTTTGTTCTCGTTGTCCTTGCTGATGCGTGCGCCGTAGGTAGGCTTTATGGTGACTTTGGACCCGTCGTGCAAACTAAACGTAGAAAGGTTGAGTTCCTGCATCGCAGACGGCAGATCTTCATCTGTCATCTTCAAAAGCGATGCTTTCGCACCTTTTAGTTCAAGTTCTAGTTGTTTGACGTGCTTCTCTTGCGCGATAATTTTTTCGGCAAGCTTTGCAACTGCGCCAAGACCAGAATCGTTTGGAACTTCAAGTGAGCTATTGCTGTCACCCTCCATCTCGTCAAGTAGACCCATTTCGTTGTCCTCGGTCGTGTTTAATGAATTAAGCGCCTTTCGACACTTCCCAAACGCAGGTTAATCTTATATTGTCCTTTATGTCAACGAAAAAGAAATCAAATGTACGAATTTAAAACTGAGCCTTACGAACACCAGAAAGTTGCCTTTGACAAATCGTGGGAGCGCAACGCCTACGCCTTATTCATGGAGATGGGCACAGGTAAAACAAAGGTAGCGATCGACACCTTAGCCGCGTTGTATGAAGCCGGACAGGTAGAAGCCGCACTGGTTATTGCGCCGAAGGGCGTGTACGCAAACTGGGTAAACAAAGAAATTCCGCAACACCTGCCTGACCGCATAGAACGTAAGGTTGTGCTCTGGCAGCCAAACATGACGCAGAAGTTCAAAGCGGAGTTACGGGACGTGGCTGTGCGCAAAGCCTCGGGCATTCTTCGAATCTTTGTGATGAACACTGAAGCCCTGTCTACAAAGAAAGGCAAAGACGTCGCCAGTAAGTTTTTGGACTACAACCCGGACAGCTTTGTGGTTGTGGATGAAAGCACGTCCATCAAGAATCGAGCAGCGCAACGCACCAAGAACATCATCGCGTTGGGTAAGAAAGCCAAGTACCGCCGCATTCTCACAGGGTCACCTATCACAAAGAATCCTATGGACCTGTTCTCGCAGTGTGGTTTCTTAGGCTCGAAAGCCCTTGGCTTCGACAGCTATTACGCCTTTCAAGGCCGCTATGCCCAACGGCAGCAACGTAAGTTTGGCGCCCGCAGCTTTCAAAAGATCGTTGGGTATCGGAATCTAGAAGAGCTAAACGAACGGCTCGAACGTTTCAGCCACCGCGTGCTGAAAGAGGACTGCCTCGATCTGCCAGACAAGATCTACACCCAGCGGTCAGTTGAGCTTACAAAAGAACAAAAGCAAGCGTACGAGCAAATGCGTCAATACGCACTGGCGATGCTGGAACAAGGTGAGTTATCCACAACCCAGAGCGTGCTTACACAGATCATGCGTCTGCAAGAGATCTGCTGTGGTCACTTACGCACAGACGACGGTGAGATACAGGCGCTGCCAAGCAACCGCATGAACGAAATGCTTGAAGTGATCAGTGAGATGATGGGTAAGGTCATTATCTGGGCATCTTACGTTTACGACATCCAAGCCATAGAACAAACACTGAAAGACACCTATGGCCCAAGTTCCGTGGTCACTTTCTACGGCGCCACGCCTGCTGAAGAGCGGGCCGACATTGTGGCGAACTTCCAAGAGCCGGACAGTGAAGCGCGTTTCTTTGTGGCTAATCCACGCACCGGGGGCTATGGACTGACGCTAACGGCTGCGACCAACGTGCTGTACTACAACAACTCGTACGATCTTGAGATACGGCTGCAATCAGAAGACCGCGCCCACCGGATCGGACAGGAACATCACGTGCTGTATGTGGATCTGGTCAGTCCCAAGACTGTAGACGAGAAGATCATTCAAGCTTTGAAAGGCAAGATAAACCTCGCTCAACAAGTGCTGGGCGAAGAAGCGCGTAGCTGGCTTATCTAGACCCGAGGGGCTTGGGG